CAGACCTTTCATGTTGTAATTCCAGTCGTCTGGGAGGCTTAACATTAAAGATAATAACCCTTTTGCTTTTAATGACAGGTTTTTATTTTTAAAATGGTGATTACTCATTACTGTAAAATTTTTTGTTCTTTCTACTCTGATTATTTCTGACATAAGTTGCTCTCCTTTTTATTTCACACAAAATCTATGTGCATTTCTGATTCGATAATTTGGTACGCTCCAGATTTTATTAGTTCTGCTTAACAAACTAATTTTTAAATGTAAATCAGCTCTTTCAAAATGATTTCTTCTGCGATAGCTTTCTGCTGATTTACTGCTCTGATCTAGGCTACATAATCTGATTCTTTATCTGGCAGGCTATATTGTTTTTCTAATTGTTTTAAAATTAATTTTTCTCGTTCTCTGGCGGCTTTATCTGTTTCCAGTAAATGTTTTTCCAGAGTTCCCTGTAAGAGCATGGACTGGTATAATGAATTTTTATGTTTTTTCAGATAATTTTTCCGTAGAATCCCGTATCTACCAAGTTGCTCCATCTGTTCATTAGATTTATAAATGAGATTTGGTATTAAATATCCATTTATGTTTGTGTAAGTTATTTTAGCCATTGTTTTTGTTCTTCCTTTCTGTTTCTATATTCTTTATTGACTGATTCATTTTCATTAATAGATAGTAATCTTCTACTTTTCTCTTTTCGCTACTTCCGATTCGTTTCTGCCCATTCTTTTAATAAATGCTCGATTAATGCGATCTGCTGGGAAGGTGTAAAGTTCTCTGGAAAGTATTTTCCTATTCGTTCCATTGGTAGTTTTATCTGTTCTCGCTGGTTTGGTTTTTCTTCCTGAAGAATTTCGTAAATTTTATCTATGTCAAGGCATTGTTGCTGACTCATTCTTTTTAAACGATTTGCCTGTGACAGGTTTGGGATTGCCTGCTCCCATTCCATAATTACATAAAGTTGATACTGCTCATCTTCTGTTAAAAATGAAAGTTCTACTGCGGAGCGAAGGGCAAGCATTTCTTTGCCTACCATATCTAAAATTTTAGGTATTAACTTCGTCAGGCGAATATAGCGTTTAATCTGTGTAACGCTTTCTCCCACCATACGGGCAAGCTGCTCATTGCTTCGGTTTCCCTTTAACGAACCTGCTTTTTTAATGTTTACTTTCCCATTTTTCTCAATTTCTGTTTGTGATGCCGATGTGTCTATCTGTTCATCTATCCACTTCGGTCCCACTGGGTCCATAATAAATTTTTCAACTTTGCCTTGATGCTTCATGGCTTCCAAACGCATTTTGTAGGCAAACGCTTTCTCGCTTGGCAGTATTTTTTCTCTTTGCAGATTGCTGTCTACCATAGCGATTACTGCCTGCTCATTGTCTAATTTGCGGATAATAACCGGAACTTCTTTTAATCCAGCCCACAGTGCTGCTTCTTTTCTTCTGTGTCCAGATATAATTTCATATCCTCTTCCATATGGACTGTTTCGTACCAGTAATGGAACAAGGACTCCTTCTGTTTCGATGCTTCTGCGAAGTTCAAAGAGTTCCTGATCTCTTTTGACTTTAAAAGGATGCCCTTCAAAGCTATATAATTCGTTGATTTTAACCTGTTCAACATTTACACCTGGCTCGTTATTTGCTAAGGAATACATTTCTCTGGTTTTTACCATTTTCTGGTTCCTCCTTTATTTTGGAATAAATGAAAAGGACGCTTGTGTTTCAAAAGTATTGAAAACAAGCGCCCTTTCGGTTCTTAATTACGATATTTCTTATAAAATATTACAGAGAATTTGATGTGTCCCCTGTTACCAGATGTAAAGCTACTGATACTTCTATACTGCTCTTTCTCTGCTTTTTTCTACCTTTTTTGCCTG